TGGATTAAAAAACATTTAGAGGATAGCTATGATAGAGTAGTTTATGTATTTGCCAATACAGGACTTGAAAATGAGCAGACTTTGGAATTTGTAGAACAATGCGATAACTATTGGAAACTAAATGTGCAATGGGTTGAAGCATCTGTAAATTTTGGCGAAAGAAAAGGAACTGGCTATTGGCTAACTGACTTTGATAATGCAAGAAGAAAAGGAGAGCCATTTGAAGCCATTATACAAAAGTATGGAATACCTAATCAAGCGTTCCCACATTGCACAAGAGAATTAAAACAAGCACCGATTAAAGCATTTGCAAAAGATTGGTTTGATGGCGAAAAATACGATACTGCAATAGGAATAAGAATTGATGAAGCAGATAGAATGAACGCAAAAGCAAAAGAAATGCGGTTTATTTATCCATTGATTAAACAAGATATGATACCTGCAACAAAGCCAATGATTAACTTTTTTTGGAAGCAGATGCACTTTAGATTAGAGTTGAAAGGTTATCAAGGAAATTGCACTACTTGTTGGAAAAAGGCAGATAAAAAATTATTTCAGATATACAAAGAAAATCCAAAAGCGTTTGACTTTATGGATAAAATGGAACGAAAATATCCAAGAATAGGCAATGAGTTTGACAAAGATTTAACTGCAAAAGATAGGGTATTTTTTAGAGGCAACAGAAGTGCAACAGACATAATGTGTCAAGCAGAAAATTGGAAAGGAATAATTAAAAATGATGCTGATGAATATTCATATCAAATTGACTTACTCGGTGGTGATAGCTGTGAGGTCTTTTCGGAGTGCGGTTCGTAGCATCTCGCATAACTAATCGCTTTGTCTGATAAAGTTTCGCAAACACAACAAAATAATATAATAATATGAAAGCAACGATAGACATTTGCGATAGTGGATTAACATCCGCAACGCTGACAAATGATAAAGGTGAGGTGATTTCATGGGAAGATTTATCGAGAGATGAACAACTATGGCTACTTGATAGCTTTAAAACATTTTTTGAATTTTTTAGTAAATTTATAAAGTAATAATATGCCTAAAGTACTAACTAACAACAACAGAAACATCGGAAGGATAACGATGAAAAACATCACCGAAAGGCAGGTGAAATGCCTCGCTAAGAGTAAAGGTGTAACCCTCGCAGGTAAAGACTGCAATAAGTGGTTAAGCGAAAACCTGCATTTATTTATTAACGAGTTTATAACGCATAATTTAATAGAAAATGACTAAAGAACAAAAGGTTGGACATTGTGTCCAAGCAGAAAGAATGTATAGTGAGGAAGAAGTAGTTGCATTACTGGAGTATGTAAGAGAAAACTTTTATGACACTGGATTAAAATGGCACTCACAACCAGATACAGATTATACTTCAAGAGAATTACTTGAACAATTTAAAAAGAATAACAATGACTAAGTTCACAAGACAACACGGAATCGCATTCCTAATTAGCGCAATAGCACTATTCCTAATCATCCTATGCTGCGATAAGTGCAGATGTGGTAAGTCAGTAACACCAGCATCTAACTCATCCATGCACGTCAATAACTTTAAGAAGTCCATACTTGATGAGGAAGTGAAGATATTGAGAGATACGCAACGCATCTACATTGACAAATGGCGCACTAAAATGATTAAAGGTGATAGTGTTTATATTTACGTTAAACAGACCGCGCCCGACACTTGTAGTAGTTACATCGACACATTAAGGAAGTATCATCTAATCGAAAGAAACGCGGCATATTTGGTGCATCAGACTGATAGTGCAATCATTTACAACTTAGACTCGCTTAATAAAGTAAACGATGTCATTATAGCAAGGTATAAAGATAAAGTGGTAAATTTGTGCGACTCAATAACTAACCATAAGTGCGGAAAGATTAAGGCATTCAGTAAGGGTGTTGTAGTTGGTGTTGCCGTTGGTCAAGTGTTGCAATTAATTAAGTGATGGAGTTATCAATAGAATTAGTCAAGTTGTTGTTGGATGCCATCGCTAAACTTGAGGCAGAGAATAAAAAACTAAAGGAACAACTAAGTGCATCGCAAAGTGTTGAGGTAATAGATGGGGATGGGTGTTAAAGCTCATCCTTTTTGCCATTCTTTAACTCTGCAAGGTATTTCAATAGTTCGGGAATAGTCACCAAGCCAAGACAAACTAAAGCGAACACTAACCAAGTAATTGTCATCTCAAGAACATTTGCAGTTGTGGTGTACTTGTAAGAGATATAAGTGGATACTACTACGATAGCCCAAAATGCGCTTAATTTGCGCCCACTTGCGCCCTCCTTGTTGTGTTTAAATGAGTTCCAAATGTCGGTTAGTTTGCTCATATTTTTGGGTAGGTAATGTTGTCTTGAATAAAGGTTGGTAGCTTTTGCAACTGCTTAATATTGTAGCCAAATGATTTTTGAACGTGAGGCTTTTCTTTAAATGAAGTCCAATCATTTGCCCACTCCCACCCATACATTTTAAAAACTTGGATAACTTCCATTAAATCAGCTACTCCATCACCATCCCAATCTTTTGTAAAATCCCAACTTGCTTCAACACCATTTAATATTGCACACACATCTATCGCGAGCCCAAAATTGTGCAGGCTCTCGCCCCCACGAGCCATTGTAACAATTTTACCTTTAGTAGTGCGCCCTTGTGCAAACAAAGCATCTTGTTCTGACTTTGTGCGATATGTTGATGTGAATCTGCATACTACTTTTTTATTTGAAAGTCTTTTGCATATTTCAGCGTAAATCTCTTTTGCTTCATCTCTTAGTTTTGGGTGAAGTAAATCGATTCTCTTAATTGTGATAGTGTCCATTAAAATGAGATTAAAATTGTTTTAATTTGTAAAAGTAATGATTTTTAATTAGTAGCATTGTGGTATGAAAAAGAAACAGACAGCAGTAGACTGGTTACAAGAATGTTTGTTAACGCATTTTAGTCACGAACAAATAATGCAATTTGAAGGATTATTTCAACAAGCAAAAGAAATGGAAAAGCAACAGATAATTAATGCTTATTGGGATGGTGGCGAAGATATGCCAATGATAAGTAAACAATGTGAACAATACTACAACGAAAAATTTGAAGCATGATTGAAGAATTAATACAAGACTTCATTGCTCGTGAAGTACCCGAAGCAGTTGAGCATAAGCACCGCGAGATGATAAGCGAGTTGTCGATAATGTACTTTATGGATAAGTTCGCAGTACTTGACCACCTCAACCAATGCAATGAGCATTTAGATGAAATGATAAAAGCAACAACGTATTAAAATGAGAACACACAAAGAAGCCCTCGAAGCAATAGCAACTGACTTTTTAAATCAGAACGCAGATGCAGTAGGCAATGAGAATAAGCCTAATTACTCAAACAGAGATTTTATGAACGCTGTCATCATTTTTCAGACCGCATTGATGGATAAGATGTTTGACAATCAAGAGTTCGATGATATGAGCGTGTTTGACCGTATGAAAATGTGCGAGAGTTGCGGACTTGAACTAAAAAAGTTGATACACACTTATACTGGGTTAGACACGCATAAGTTTGAGGATTTTTTATAAGGTTTTAAGTAATTCTTTAATCTTATAAATAGCCAAGTAATCACTTATAGGGTTGCGGAGTAATTCTTCCACCGCAGCTAACTTTGCCTCAACTATTTTAAGCCTTAATTCTAATTCTTGTTCCCGACTTGGGAAATGTTTTATCGGCTCAAACTCCATTATTTTAACGGCATTAGTTCAAGAAAGTTAAACCATAAAAGCATCGATGATTTAATCCTTGCTTGTTCTTTTTTTGTAAAGGTAGCAACGTATTGCACCTCATTGAAGTTATCATCCTTGATAGGTGATGCACTCTCTAACATATCAAGATGGCAACGAATAGCCGTACAAATTGTTTCGTAAGGCAACTCGTCCAAACTTGGTACTTCTTCTTCTTCGGTTATTTCGCTTGGTTTCATTGTTCTTCAAAATCAAAAAAGTAATCACTATGAGATGTTTCGTTGGAATGTAAAGGTATCACTTGAGTTGAATATCCACTCACCCCATTTACAAAGTTATGTTGCACCCATGAACTTGGTGGTGCAAAGGCTGCAAAGTTACGATAGTCAAAGTCCTTTGTTTTGCTGTAAGATACTTGGTGTAAGTCACCCTTATAAAGATGAACATACTTGCTATCTATCTTGTAGTGTTTGATGTACGAGTTGATAAAATTAATTGTTTTATCGTTCAAATTCAATGGCATTCCGAACTTCATAACCTTATCATCTTTGCCATGAGTTATAATGAAGCAATGGTCGCCATGAGTGAAATGCTCCATGAATTTCTCTAATATGTAAAATGAACATACTTGTTTATTGTAAACTCGCTCGATAAGCATCTTTATAGTTTCATTTGCTATGTATCCAAAATCACCGCTATGATTGCATTTCGACACCGACCTTATTGTAATCTTTGAAGCAAAACCACCATTGATAATCTTCTCAATCAAGTCAAGTTTACCACCTACATACGTTTTGAAAGCATCCACGTTGCTCATGTTTTGGTCTAGCTTATGACCGCCTCTTGTTGTTTCGCCATTCCACCCATCAAGCCCATCACCTAAATCATAAAGAACTAAGGTATCAAAGCATCCATGTGTGTTGTATTCTTTAATAACTGATAGATATACTTGCTCAAGCCTGTAATTAAATATCTCCTTATTGTACTTGTAATTGAATAATGACCTACCTTGAGGGTTAGGGTCTAGGCCAACGTGCATATCTGATATGATTACGTTAAGTACCTTCTCACTTTTTTTTACTTTTGGTAGTTTGACTTTTGGCAATTTGCGAGCTTCAATGATGTCGTCAATCATTTGAACCACCTCAAAACCGCTTATTGAGTTATCGACCTTGACAAATGTTGATACGTTATTTGACTTATGCCAGTAATGTTTAGCATCTTCAAAGGAATAACCATTCTCTGATGAATCTTTGGCTAATGTTGGATGTTTGGCTATTGACCTTTTTATCTTATAAAATTTCGAATGACCATGATAAGGATTTAATCCAAAATGATTGGTGAAGTCTATCGGTTTGGCACTCGGATTATCAATTACAAATTTGTAGTGTGATTCATTTCTTTGTGACATGGGTGTTGTTGTTAATTTTTCATCTGCTTATGTATGAGCTGTATGATGTCGCCTTGTTGCTTTATGAAATCAATCAAGTCATGATTATCCCGATGTATGTACTTGTTTAGTGCTTTGACCTCTAACGAAAGTTCGGTTAGTATTCGCTTTACCTCCTCAATATCTCTGCCGTGCAAGTCCTCAACTTTTTGAATTCTTTTTTCGTGATTTTCTTTAGCCTTTTCTAACACTCCCACCCTTCTGATAATGATGTCATAAATGATTTTTACAAGCGTGAAAGTTATGCCTAATATAAAGGCACAAATAGTAACAACAATGGGTAGTGTAATCATAAGTTCCAAAGGGTATAAAACATTGTTCCAACGATAAATAACATAGTTCTGAACTGCCAATCCATAGGTAGCAACCTATCCCATACAGATGTTGAACTACTTGAGGCATTGCTAAAAAAACCATACTGATAAATCGAAGGATTAAGCCAGTGTCTAAATTGGTACAAAGTACCCAAGTGCCAAAAAGGATAACACATAACTAAAGGGATCATCGTTGCTAAATCATAGTTCGTAAAGAACGCAATAACCGCAAACCAAACCAATCGGATAAACACTAATGGATAGTGTAATCTTTTCGCTGTGAGCCTTGAAATCTTATTTACTAGTTCATCCCACATTAATGCCTCGCAGAATCCTATGACGATGAAAAACGCGATGTTTGAAAAGTATAGCATGATATTAATTTTTACTTACTAAATCTATTTCGGGGTTGCTTTCAATCGCAGTGATTAACTCTTGCGCTGTTTTATAACCAAACTCATGAGAGTTCAATAAAATAGTTCCTTGTTCGGTCATAACGTGGATTTGAGTTTCCGATAAAATCTCAAATTGTTGTCCGACTATAATTGTAAAATGTACGTTGTTGACTGTCATTATCTTCTTACTTTTAAAAATGTTAAACGTGCTGAATCACCTGTTGTTGCCGTTGCTACACCTAATTGAAGTGATACAACAATATACTTGTTAGTAGTCCAGTCAATAGCAATGTTAGACGCTGCTAATGTCATGTTGCTTAAATCACTAAACACACTATTTATTGATGTTGATAATACTTCCGTACCTGCTCCTGTTCCCGCTTTTACTTTTATTCTTAACTGTCTTGATTGCGCTGAATATAACACACCTGCTGCATACAATGCTTGACCAATTAGTATTGGTGAACCTGCAATATCATTGGTTGTATTAGCATAGATACGAATAGTTGACGCTCCATTTGCTGCAGACTTTCTAAATCCTGCAAGTACTTCAATGGTTGTGTCTGCATTAATCATTGAAGGTGTTATAAGTACCCCACCTGTATAAGTGTTATTTGTTGTTCCCGTTCCACCATTGCCAACTATTGCTCCATCTGTACAAGTCTCTGCGAGTATGGGTAATAAAGCATCAAGCCCGACAGATGAAGGTGTTAATGTTTCATTTTTCCACAAACTTGTAGCACTATCGTACTGCAACACTTGATTGTCTGCAACCGATGTGATTGATACATCGTGAAGCTCATTTAATTCATATCCGTTCTGCACCTTAACGTACCATCTACCCGAAATACCATTGTTTGCAGTTGTAACCACACCTAAATAAACTAAGTTGTTTGGCGCAGTTGGCTTTACGTTTGTGATGCTTCCTGCTGTGCTACCTAAGTAAAGTGAGTCACCATCCGCAAAAGTAGATGTTGGAAGTATGCTTAACCCATCCAACAACCCTTGAATGATTATGATACCCTTTTGATTTGCTGCAATAGAGGTTGATAGTACCACACCAACCGTTCTTGAAGATGTAGCCTCGCTTGAATTGTTAGCACGTTTAACGGTCATTCTATCACCTTGACCTCCGAAAGCATACACCACTTGACCTTTAGTAATCGACACTGAATCAGCATTGGTAACGTAAGCAAGTAAGGTGTTTGGTGCTGTGCCTATTAGTTGAAATCTTCCTGTTGTAGAATTATAAACACACAACATCTCACCACCCGCAATAATATCACCGCCGATTAATTGGCCATCGTTGTTTCTGTATAAGTCAATTGCGCCTAAATAAGATGTGCCGTTGTAAATATTAAGTGTTGCGCTTGATGTATTGCCGTTGGTAAATCTTATAAGGTAAGCATCTCCATCGTTGTATGCTGTTACACCCGAAATCGTTGCCGTGTATGTGTCCGTGCCACTTGCTGTTGCGTGGGGGATGCCACCGCCGCCGCTTGGAATTTGGTCAGTTGTTGCTAATGTTTTAGAAGTTCCTGCCGTATCTGGGAACTTTAATGCACCACCTGCTACTGTTGGTAAATCAAATGATAAAACAGTATTAAAACCATTAACTACATCTTGATACTCGATGTTATTAAAGCCTACAAGCATTAGTTGGTTGGCAACATCTCCATATTTAGAATTGTTAAGTGCTGCTTGACCACCTGCATCATTTACTTCTTCAAGTGTCGGTACATTGCTTATCAAATCCCACACCGCAGCACCTGATGTTGCATCCGCGCAAACGTACAAAGTGCCATCATCTAACACCCATCGTGAACCTACTTGAAATCGTAATGAACTATCAAACGTTGAATCGGGCACATAATTAAAGCAATTAGTTGACTCTCTCAAAAAGCCATTGTTGTCGAATACATGGTGAATACCACTTTGCCACATATCTTCGTACCCAACCGAACAAATGCGACTGATACCTCCATTGCCTCCAAAATCATAAGTACCTTTTTTAAGTAGTGAAGCATTCTCTAACTCTATCGCATCCGCATCGTTTACCTTTATGTTAGTGCCTAGTGTCTCATTGCCCTCAACTAATACTTCGTTAAGGTTAGGTACTGCCGTTAAGTATAACGTATCAAAATAGGCTTTTAACTTAGCTTTTAAGCTAGTTATCGAGTACCATCGTGTTTCCCATGTACTGGGCGCAATCTCAGTTGATAGTTCTTGTCTATCTGTGTCCTCAATAGTTGTTTGCTCAGTTGTATATTCGCTTATTTTTAAACTCATGACCTATGTTTTTTATAGTTGTTATATCTTTGTGTGCAATTCAATTCAACATCCGCTAATTTACTCACTAATGGCTTCCAATTTGGGGCGTGTTTCGGCTCAAATTTAACTTCAAAGTCCACAAAAATAGCTGCATTTTTTGAATTATAGTCAGTTATCAAACATTTATCTGATGTCATTATTTCAACCCTCAATAATGTCTGTAAATTGTACGGAATACGCCTTGTTTTTAGCACATACGTTGGCTCTTGTTCATCCTTTGTCCACTCTCTTTGTCCGTTCCAATATTGCACGTTCTCTTTTACTCCTTCCGTTGTTGGATAACCGAAAAATGCAGGTAGCCTTATCTGATTATGCCAATATAAATCAGAATATTGCTTTTGTAATTTTTGGTTGAACATAGAACCGATCGTACCACTTTGCCACCAATCAATTCTTACCGTTTGTTCTGCTCTGTCAGCACGATAAATACATACTTTATACTCGTCTGAATAGGTAGTTGAATTACCTAGCATCGCATCAGTAACAACTAACGCAATCTGATAAATTCCTTCTCCGTATAAGTCAATAATTTTGTACCATTCTACTTTGTAACCTACAAACTTTTGAACGCCGATGCTATCAAAAGCAAATGGATAATCAACGCCGTAAGTAGAGCCTGTTAAAGTAGCTTTCAACACACCATCCTTGTATATCTTATACACCGCCGTTGATGTTGTAGGCGAACAAAGATTTAAAAAAGATGTGACATCATTCTCAATGTTGTTCACTCCATCGTTAGCAAGCACAATCGTCTTAAATAACTTGCAGCAATCGTCTAAGTTACTATTAGGTAATAACAATGTAGGCTCAGATGCTGTCGGCCTTGGCAATGTGTAAAAGTATTGTAATGCTGATTCGCCGTCCATGGTTAATTGAATAAAGGTATGTATCTCGTTACTCCTGCGATTTGTATTTGAATATAATCACCTGTTGCTGTTTTAGTAGCAGGCAATACGTTCATAATTTTAAACCCATCAGTATAAGCCATGCCATTTGTAATCATTTCTTTCCAAATCAACTTCCCATCCGTACCTTGAACTGATAAGGGTGCATGAGTATTATGGCTTGGTAATTCTGCGGCTGGATAAAATCTAATCATTCCTTGATATTGTGTGCTTTGAATACCTGCACAAACATTACAATTACCATTAATTGATTTATCTGCTTTAATAAATACATCATCTATCTCACCATATCCATTTGCATAACCTAATGATGTAACTGAACCAACCTCCGCAGTTCCAACCATTACATTACTTACATTTACATTAGTACCTGCGGTTCGTGTGTTTTTAAATACTGCAACGGGTAATGATCCAACAACAATTTTTTGAACATGAAGCCTAGCAGTTGGAGATGTTGTTCCCACTCCGATATCACCATTTGAATTGAAGATATCACTTGTTGCTTCCCATGCACTCGCGCCTTTCTTTATTGTTTGACCCGTTGTTCCGCTTGGCCATATCTGACCTATCAAACTAATAATAGCTGTCTTTAAAGTAGCCCATGTGAACTTCCTTGAGTCATAAGGTGTCGCAGGTGCAACGTATGCCGACACATCGAACTCGTCATTGTTATCAAATGTTGTTTGTGTATTTGGATACTCAGTGATTTTTATTCCCATTACTCAATTATTTTTTGTTCATCGTCTTCTGTGAATTTGTCAATACCATCCTCAGTAATCTTATTACCTGCGCTGCCATCATTCTCATACAACCTCGCTACTATCTTGTAGATGATGTTACCTTGAGGTAATAATGTATGGTCTATCACCGCCTTTGCAACGATTGTATCTGATGCAGGTTGTGTTAGTTCTACCTTGTTACCGCTTATGCCTGTCAATGGTATAAAACAAGTCAATGGGTTATTCGTCGCCCACTTGCTTGAATATCTTTGTCGGCCAGCTATACCGCCTTGCTCAAATATCTCAATGCCAAACACAACATAACATAGGTTAATATCTAAAGGTGCATTTTTTTCGAATGTAGCTTTGATTTGCGTGTTAGCAAACGATTGAATGTACCAACGTGAATTTACGCTATCAAATAGGCTATTTCCGCTCATTGTATAACTTTCTACATCCTTTGTAGTAAAATCTACATTGCTTTCGTAATCGTTTATCTCAATTAAGTTATCGAGCTTGTAACTCATTGGGATGCCGTTATAGGTAATATCTATAACCGTTCTAAAGTAAACACCCCAATCCGCATTTTGATATCTAAACCAATCTTGGTTAAGTCCGTTTTGTGGATAGTTGATATCATAAAAATCAGTATTAGCCCCAATCAAAGCAATCCAATACTCCCAACGAATCATAAATCCATACGCAATATCAAATCTAATCTTATCACCGTCAGCATAGCAATTCGAAATTGTTACATTCTTGCGTGGCTCTGTGGTAGGTATTTGAAAAACTCGCGTACCGGAAAAGTTCGTGATTTGATAGTCACCCGAAAAAACTTGACTAGGATTAAATTGAAAGTCCTCAATCACAAACTCACGGCCGTTGTTCTTTTTTGCAACTATTTGTTGCGTTACCTTGGTGAACACCGTTGGCAATGGAAAATTTAAAGGGAATAAAAAGATGCTTGAGTACATTACACACTCATCTTCTTTAATAGTTGTTATGCCTGCCTCTACACCTGCATCGTTCACGTTCTCATAGTGACGTAAAAACTTAGGATAAATAACAACAATGTCCTCAACACTAGGGTTGTAAGTCTCAAACACGCCGTTGTAGATAGCTTGTTTGTTTTGCGTTGCTGCCGTTGTTAATGCTGAATTTGATATGGTAGCCCAAAACGTATATCGAGGCGTCAATGACTCATTCATTACCGCTAAAGCATCATTGCTTAGTTCAATAGTCATTGTAACCTTAAGCACATTTGCACTTATAAAATCACATTTTAAATCCGTCAAACTTTGATATGTAGTTCCAAAATTACTTGGCGCAACATTTACTCCGTCACTTACTAAAAAAGTATTAGTGAATAAAAAGTTTTCATCAAATGTCCTTGCGTTACCTTGATACTCTGATTGGTTGTTTGGTAGCTTTGACCACCCTAACAATAGGTTAGTTGCATTGTCCCAATCGCCAGTACTTGAATTGATATTGAACTCAATAGTCTGAACCGTTGTGTCCAATCTTAACTTAGCCGTTGCGCTGCCGTTTATCTCTACATCCGTAATAGTGTAATCTCTCGCACTTCCGTTAAAAACCTCATTGAACCACCCCGAATTACCTATCTCTTGCCTACAATCAGCCCATTGCCTTGAATTAGGATTTGAATAAACACCGTAAGCCTCTATTCGATAAACGTGCTTTAAGCATCGTGAGTTAAAATAATAGGTAGGCGCAACCTCATTCTGTGTATCAACCAACTGATTAGCCAAATAAATAGGCGTAACAGTTGTTTCATGTATGATTCTAAATACTTGTTTGCCAGTTGTTGTGTCATAGCTTACACCCTCGATAGTAGCTGAACCCGTTTGATATGGTAAAAGCCCATCAAACACCATAGGAATAGGCGTTGTGTTTGCTGCATCTAAGCCAATGGCATACATCTTTTGAAAACTGCCATCTACCTTTGAATTAAAGTTAAGTATCTCGGCATTCTCAATAAATCCATAAGGCATCCCTACACCAGTGATTGGTGTAATGTTATAGATTACTGCCGTTGATGATGAACTATAAGAACCAAAGTCATAATCAGTAATGATAAGATTTGGAGAAAGCACGTTCATAACCGTTACAATAAACGTAGTCGCGCCGTCAACTATCTTTATTTCATCTCCAACATTTATATCACTTAACCTACCCGAACTATTTGCTAGTGCATAAGTGTTCGCGCTTGGTGCATGACCAAATTGCAAAGGTGAATTAGCCGTGAAAGTCTTATAGGTAAAGACCTCAAAGTCTATCGTTATCGTTAATGGCTCACCAATAGTAAACAATGACCAGTTCACATCTGAACTTGGCCTTAACTTATCTGTGATTGTTCTATTGGTTATTATGACTGCCATTTGTTTAACTCTTCTAATTTACTATTGACATCTTGAAACTCCTTTAACACACCCGACTGCATAAACGCAGTTACAAATTCTTTCTTTTCGTCTATTGTTTGGGCCGACTCTTGAGCCTCTTTTAATTTGTCATTTGCAACCTTCAAAAGGCCTGTAATGCCCGACATTGTTTGCTCTATCTGTTGCTTGATGTTATTCGCCTGATTGTTCGACATACGTTCTTTGCAAATTTTCGTTGTAAATATACAATTTTCTTGTTTTCGCAGACGCTGTTTCGTCCCATGGATTGAAAATAAATGATTCTAACTTCATATCGTCAGTTGCATTGGGGTTATCCTTCACCATCAGATAGTCTGTTAACGTAAATGGGATGCGGTCATAGTCTTGCAACTTCCATTGATTGTTGATTATTTCAATGATGTAATAGTTTTCATACACATACTTTGCGGTTGGCTGCTCTTCTTTCAACTTACCATTGTCATCAACTGCCAACAACTTATCTTGAGTGAAAAAATCATTCTCAAGCATCAACATCCCAATTCTGTTATCAATCAATGATCCAATAGGCGTATACTCGATAGGGTTAATGGTAGGTATCTCTGGAAAGTCAAAACTAAATCCAATGCTTGGTAAGTCACCCAAGTCCTCAAGGAATTCTATGAAGTCATTAATCGCATCAATGATGTCATTCACAACTGATATTGAAAAATTAATGGCTTGAACCGTTGGTACTAGCAATACATCAATCGCGTCAAGCATGAAGTCAAATACTTTCTCAACGGTTGTAAGCTCTGTCTTTCGTTTGCCTAATGCATACGCTAACTCTACTTGTTTAAGTCCTTTTAATAACTTAAATTGTGGGTTTGCGCTTGTTATTTGGCTCTGCAATACTTGATAAGAAGTACCTTTATACTGAGTAATAGTGTTCGATTCCATTACATCAGTCTGAAATTGAATAAACAAATTAGAATAAATCTCACTTGTATTCAATCTGTAGGTAGTATTCATGATTGGTGGTATCGTATATTGCGGTGGCACGATTGAATAGTCCTTGCGCTCAAATCGCATATTGCCACTTGATGCATTCATCAACACCTTACCATTGAATAAGTCTTTCATCTTGATGATGAAGTCACTAAATGTCATATCCTTTGGATAGCCATATTGAGGGAACTCCGATGTGCTTAACGCTCCTAACATACCAAAGTCAAAAGCATTGTTTGTTGTTGGTGGCACTCTGAACTTCTTAGGTAATATCACCCAATCACTTGGAACTACCGTGCTATCAAAAGTTAAGTTTAAGTATTGACACCCTTTTTCAAAAAGTGTTCTTAACTTCATTGCTTTGTGATACTTTACAGGCTGAATAAGCAAGTTAAACATCTGTTTAATCAATAGCAACATCGCAACAAGCATAGCCACAAACTTGACAATCTGAACTACTAACGCGAATATCTGACCATAAGATAATGGGTCGGTGGTTAGTGCTACCAACGTGGCTAATAAATCTTTACCTGCTGCATAAAGTGACTGACCAACAAACGTAAGCGACACCAACGCAATGGCTGTCTCTTTGTAATTTGGAATAGCTGATATTACATAAGGAATGTTGATGTAATCAGCCTCAGTAATAAGCCCAATCTCTGGACTTGCTAAGTAGTCAAATCCGAAACCTGCTGCCGTGTCATTTATCCAATCAATAGAGTACTTTTCTTTGCTCTTTGCTTGTATCGAATACTCGTCAAATACTGCATCATCAGTCAAGTCAATATAGCCATCTAAAATAGGTATAACCAACCCGTCCGACTCGCGCACCGCCTCAATTTTAAACGGCATCCCTTCCATGATGAAGCCCGAAAAAATCCATTGTTGTAACAAGTCGATATTTTCGCGTACAAAGTCCCAATCATTGATAGTTACTTGGCTGCTCTTGAACTCACCATCTTGAAAGTTACATTCAATACCTAACTCACGCCAGTTTTTAGGTGGGTTTACCTTCTGATTATTTAGATAAAAGTTTAGTTGATTCATATCCTTCGGCGATGAGTTGTTACTTTGGCAATTCCATTTCTAATCTCGGCGTGTACTATATTGCCTAAATTGTCAATATTCGTTTGATGTACGGGCTTATTATTTGTTACTGATAGTAATTGCTTCAAAAGATTATTCGTCTCTCTCAGCTCAATATTTTGATTAATCAATACGCCTTTAGGTTGCTCGATGTTTCCGTAATTAAACAACACACCCTTTTGATAGTCATGTAATATCTGTGCTGCGTCATCGTTTGAGATGTTACCTATCTTAGCATTTTGTGAAGGGTTAAAGATTCTTTCGTTACCATCCACCGCAACAACATAACCATCTTGACCATTGTGAACCTTGTTACCTTGTAAGTCTCTAGCCACATTCTCAGTACCATCGATAAACGCACCACTAATAACCTCTGCTAATGCCGTGTCAACGATTGCCTTTTGTAGAGCCGTGTTCGGGTCGGTCTTAGCATAGCTTGAAAATAATTGATAGAACGCAAATATTTTTTGTTGACGTATCTCTTTCTCTTGTTGTCTACGTTTCTCTAACTCTAGTTTAGCTGCTTTCTCTTTCTCAAATGCTAAAGTGTTCTCTAGTCCTCGCTCTGCTAGTCTTTCTTGCGCCTCGATAGCTTTTTTGTTGGCTTCCGTTTCTTGCTCGAGTAAATCGTTTTTTTCTTTGTTACGTTTCTCTAATGCTTTTTGAAGATACCCAGCAACCTTGTCGGCCTCCTTCATTATCTCTTGATTCTTTTTCTTTTCAAGTTCTAACTCATTTTTTGCATCCTCTCCTGCTTTTTTCCACAATGCATCAAACTCTTTTTTCTTTTTTTCGGCTCTTTTAGCTGCTCTATCTTCGTCTTTTTTATCTGCTTCTGCTTGTCTTTCCTCTGCCGATTTCTTTGCGTCAATATCCACTTGTGCTAAGTCTTGTTGCAACTTCTTTTCAAGTGCTATCAATGCTTCTGCTTTTAGTTTTGCATCTCCTTTTTGTTGCGTAATTCTTATTTGGTCGAGCCTAAATTGTTCTTCTATCTGTGCTTTTTTTCGCAATGTTTCGTCGGCTATAATAGCTATTTCCATGGCTCTTATTTGAGCCTCTAAACTCATGTTAGCCTCTAGCTCTTGCTTCTTTCTTTCAGCTTCTTTTGCCGCTGCTTCTTCCTTCCCTTTTTGTATCTCAGCATCAAACCCACTTAGCTTTGCATTGTTCTTTTTATTTTCTTGAAAAAACTTAGTGTCGGCATCAATAACATCCTTGTAGTAGTTTTCTAGTTCTTTGAATTTATCTTCATAGTTATTTCTTAAGTTCTTCATTGATGCAGAAGCATTTGCTTGTTCAGCATCTGACATCTTTATAAATGCCATTATCTGTTTAGCATCAACACCGTTCTTTTTAGCTAAGTAGTTGAGTTCAATATCTAACTTTTGTTGTGCGAACTTACCTTGTTGCTTTGCTTCATCTTCTGAAATCCTTATAGCTTCTTTTAATGCTGCACGCCTTACTGCATTACTCTTCGTTCTGTCGGCTGCCGTAAACTCTAACTTTGCTATTTTGTTTGCTGCCTCTGCGGCATTACTTATGTAGTTATTTTGAGAATCTTCCAATGCATCTAAAGCCTCTGTGTAATCCCTTGCTGCTTGCGTTGCAATTTCTAACTGCTCACTTGTACCTGCTACCGCTTGAGAAAACTTATCTGACGCCGCTGAAAAGTTACCACTAAATAAATCTTTAAACGCACCTATTAATATAATAGCCCTTGTTCTTATAACATCTAAGATGGCACTTACTTGCTCCATCCTTGTAGCTATTTCAACTGCCCCACTATCACTACTTGCAAATGCTTTATAAAGGCCATAAATCGCAGCCGTTAATAACGTAACAACTAAAATTAATGGGTTCTTGGCTAAATTTAATAATTGTGAACCTAAGTTTTTAGCCCCCTCAGCGGCATCTCTCATAGGTGCAGGTAATGCCTCAAAAGCACTCTTGTAATTACCTACGTTACGTTGAAACTCACCAACTCCCTCTTCGGCTTTCCTTACCTTTTTATCTAGTTCGGTAAACTCTTTTTGTAATGCTTTAAACGCTTTTGTGTTATCCTTACCTGTAAACGATAATTCTTTTAGTTCCTTTTTAATAGCCGACAAACGCTGAACACCCTCTTTATATTCGCCGTTTAAGTCTTTTAAACTTTTCTCTGTAGCCTTGTTTTGCTTCTCAATTAGTTGTTGATTCTTTATCTCTTCGCGCTGGGTCTTAAGTTTTTCTTGGTTTAGCTTTTCACTTTGTTGTTGAACTTGTATCTCAGCCTTGGTAAGTGTTTCTTGCTGCTTGATTAGTTGATTCGTTTCGGCCATTGCTTGATTCAACTGCTTCACATCGTCATAGCTCTTAGCCTTGAACGTGCTTACGAATTCTTTTTGCGCTGCGATTGATCCTTTAATTGTTACTTGCGTTTCTTTGATAACCGCTAGTAGTTCCGTTGCGCCTCTCTTAGCATCGTCGAACACGCCATTGACGAATAAATCTTCTTTGCCTAATGCCTTACCTTCTGCCATTACTCTTTATTATTTTGCTTATTGAACTCTGAATACTGAGCTATGTAACTGAACCATTCAGATACACTTATCTCGTGCAAATTTAGTTTAAATCCAATCCACTTTTCAATTAATATCTTTAATTCATTTGATTTCAAAGATTTTTGTTCTAGCTTCTGCTTCAACTCTTCTTCATGTATACGAATAAAAGTGTTGTTGAACTTATCACCACTAATAGCCACCTCGCACTTTAGCGCAATAATTTCTTTTTGCAGCTCGATAATTTCAATGAATGATTCAGATAGTCCAAACCTATCAACCAACTGCCTCTGAATATTCTCAAACGCTCTCTCATGATTGCCGAATAATCCTTTCTTTTTTATCATGAAAGTGATATTATCTTCATCAACTATCTTTAAGTAATTGAATGTCGGCATAGTGTCGATGCTATTGTAGTATCTTACTCTTAACATAAATCATAATTAATGGTTTGGCTCTTTCACGCAATACATCTTTGCTCTCCTCGGTAAGTCCGATAACTACTCCGAAATTATCTTGTAAATCTTCGCCATCCTTGATAGTGTTTGCGTCAATAACTAAGTCACCATTTGCAATAGTCTTCACCTTAAATGTGCTATAAAATGCGCCGGTGTCACGCAATGTTACTCTGTTTATTGGTTGGCCTTTCTCACGCTTTATAAACTCCGTATTAGGCGAATAGACAGCTCCACCCCTAGCATAAACAGAACGCAACGTGCGACCATCCATACCAACACCCTTTTCGTATAACTGAACTTGACGATTGAGCCTTAACGCTTCAAACTGAATGGAACGATTGCCAGTCACTACCTTTAGCGCATCCGTCTCATTTAACTTTAGCACCTTCTTTGCTATGACCTCAAGACTCCACATTCAACTTAGCATACTCTTTTTTTATCTGACGATATGCATTCTGCCAATGAAAGTTAGGTAAGTCTTTGAACGCATCTCTAAAGTGACTCTCAGTATATTTCCCAATCGTATTGACCTCAAATTTATAGCCGTCAACTATTATCATTTTGCGATTATCCATGCTGCAAATATAAAAAAATAGCCTCACATTTCTGCAAGGCTATTCAACAAATCAAACTATCAGAAAACTTCTTAAACTACCGCGCCTGTTGTACCAATCATTGTAGTACCATCAAGGCCATTCTTCTTAACGTATGGTTGTAATACATCAGATACAGTCTGCGAGGTGTACGCTAATGTGTAGCGACCTGCTTGTGAAGTACTCTCTGTAACGGTTGTAAGTGTTACATCAGCACCATCTGTGGTGTTTCTAATTTTAGAACCTGTTTCAGTTACGCTTGATGCAAAGTCAGCAATAAGTAACCCCTCAACTGGCGAACCATTGATAAAGTCACCGTACTTGTTGTACACATCAACAACCATTGATGTCTGACCTGTAGACACCACACGAACGTAAGCATTGATTAAACCTCTCACATTCGCAAGGTTAACACCAGTAAATGATGAAGATAAAATCATTCTCAAATCTTCGTCTCTCTCATCGATACCAAATTCAAAAGAAATCATAATCTTTTGGATAGTAGTATCAGTTGTAAACATCAACTTGTTGTAGAATGAATCTGCTTGAATCTCTACAGGATAAAGCATACCATCATCGTTTTTTACCTTACCATAAAGTGATCCGTTAGAATCAATCATGAAAGCTCCGAACGATGAACATCTGTTTGAGTTCAACTGATTAAGTAACTCTGGGCCACCTTTAAGAACTAAGCCCGTGAAACTTCTAACCCCTTGACGAATGAATACTTTTGAGCCATCCTCGAAAGTCTCCATCAAAGCATCAGCACGTTCACCTGCTACATTCTTCAATGGGCCTACAGGATACCATCTCTTAGAATCGTCTGCTTGGTTAATCAACGCCGTTACATAAGCACTATCCAAAGTGTCAGTCGGGTCGATTGAATTTTCTGTTCCATCATTTGCGATAAGAGGAACTAAAATTAATTGTTTTGTAACTCCAAATACTGGAATACAATTCGGTGTGCCTGTATTTTGTAAGCTAACACCGCAAGAACATAATGCACTCATGTTATAAATTTTTTTTAGTTAATAATTAATTGCAACACACTAAACACTTGTTGAATGGAATCTTAATTAGTAATTCAACGCCCGAAATATTATCTGAAAATATCTTTCTTTCAATACCTTTTTCAATCACATCTCCGAAGTTTACAAAGTCATTTTCCACAAAAGTAATGTTGTATGCTGCGTTTGCTTGAGCATAATTTGACAAGGCAATCATGAACTGCCTCACCGCCGACTTCATCGGTTTAATCGCGTTGGTGTAATGGTCACCCGTTAACCAATCCTTAGGGTCGCAATTAGCCATAAAGTAAATTGCACAATCACTTTCATAGTCAACCAAATCCATCTCCGAAGCATACACCTCGGGTGCATTTAAGTGAAGATAAATGAACGGTAACTTATCATTTGCATTCTTCTTTTTTATCAACTCCTTGTTAGTGTCTAAGAAAGTGCCGTAATAAAAAAATGGTAATCGTAAAGTATAACTACCTGCATTCAACGCAACGCTTGACTTCACCGTTATGCTTGTGTTTTCAACCACATCGATAATCTTGTACGATCCAAGTAAATTACCAATAGTTGCCCATAGTGTTCTACTTGTGTTCATACGATATACGCCACTACTAATTACATCAACTGATGTCACTTTAATAGTTCCATCGATAGTGTTTATAATAGCTTGGATGTGTTCGTGTGTTGTCATTAGATGCTGATGTAATCTTTATGAATACCCTTATACTCGGGATAAGTTGAGCCGTTTGCAATGATGTATCTCTGTATCGATTTAAACGTGCTTATGCAATAATTGTACTCATTTACCAAGGTTGCGAAACCCATCTTTGAAAAATAATTTATACTGCTCTCAGACTGCTCATTGCCCGAAATAGTATTGACTTGGCTTTGTTGACGCACATAAAAAAAGAATATCCACTTCACTAACATCTGTTTGATGCCTAGCGATTGAATTAAGTCTCCATCTATATCCTTAAACCATGCATTAAAAATATCAATGAACCTTTGCGTCTGAGGTTCTCCGTCATCTAAATCAGCAATAAACAAATCGCATAATTCAACGCCTAACATCTCATAAAGCAAGGTTAGTTCATAAGTATCAATCGCAGTTTGTAACTCCTCCTCGGTGAAGTTATCAGTTGCAATGGCGGTAGTGCCAGTCTCAAAATCTGTTATTGATACTATGTAACTCATTTATATTTCTTTTACTAGTTTTTTGTGTGTCAAAATCTCGGCTATATTCTTAGATACCTCTAACTTTTCGCCTACTTCTAAGCCTTTAAACGCCTCAACAACCTCAACAATTACTATCTCAGTTGATTGAGAGAACTCAACCGCCTCTATTGAAGCGGTTTGAGTTTCTTCTTTAACCTTCTTAGCCATGCGATTATGCAGTCTCTAAAGCAGCAATGTCAGTTGAGAAAGTACCTTTCACAAATGCATTTCTGTTGTTGTTCTTAGTTACTAAAGCACCTCTCCACTCAGCGATGATAGTACGCAAGTTCTTAGTCCAGTCATTACCATCTAAGCCCATGTTGATTGTTACCGCTTCTTTTTGGTAAAGGGTACTCATGTTGAAGTTACCTACCAAGTAAGTACCTGCGGTTACTAATGTAGTTGCAATCATTGGAACGCCATCTAAAGTAAGGGTCTCACCGATGAACATTAATCTGTCGATGTAACGTCTATCAGTTGCTGATACCTTGTACAACTTCAACTTAGTGATGTCGCTTGGGTTCATCAAGATAGCATTAGGTGCTTCTTGGTTAGCCAATGCGATTTGGTTCATTGCAACGGTTAAAACGTCAGCCTCGTTTGCGTTATCAACCGTACCTGCAAAAGTACCTGCTGCGAATGCTGTTGCAACCGTGCGAATACCATTCATGTTCGGAGCTGTACCATTACCCGAGTATGATGTAGACTCAACATCTAACATCAACAATCTCATCAATTCATTATTGATTTCTGATTGGATGAAATCGATATCGTCTAACATCTCAGTTGATACCTTGATGAATGCAGTACGCTTAACAACTGCTTGTGAAGCAACTACTAAGTCAAAGTCAACTTGGTTCTTAGTGTCTCCTTCCGCAGTTCCACCTGCTGAACCATCGCGGTTAGCTTGGTAAACCCATGAAATGATGTTTGAACTTGCTGCACCCTTCGCAAATAAGTCCATCAAACGAACTCGGCGTGTAGCGATTAAGTTAAGACCTGCGATACGTTGCTCAACTGGTACATTACCACCCGAGATGTTAGTTGATTCTAACATTGTACCTGCTGCTTTTATCTCAAAAGTAATACCCGATTGCTCTGCATTACCTTTGTTTAAGCCTTTCAACGCTGCTAACTTAGCCTTGTTCTCTTCTGAGTTCAATGCTTCTTTCACGCTTGAAGCGTTTGAAGTTAAACTTCTCTCAGAGTTGTTCTTGTTCAACTTTTCGATAGCTAAACCATACTCTTTAAGAGTCTTATTCAACGAAATCATCTGCTCTTTTTGAGCGTTAGCAAGTTCAGTCTTTAAAGACTCGATGTCTTCTTTACTTGCGCTTTTTGCAACTGCATCTTCTAATGCTTTGCGGGCTTCATCGTTGTATTCGTTGTACAACTTAGCCATTTCTTCTGCATCTTTTTCTGCAAAAGTTACTGAGGTTAATCCTTTTGTTTGGAGGAATAAATCGAACTTAGTCATTTTAATTGTTCTTTGTTAAGTGAATAAATAATTGTTTCTTTTTAAGTGCTTTCGCGGCTTGTATGTCAATTTGCGTGTCTTTCAACGGCGCACTTGTTTTCTTTCTCGGCATCCCACATGATGCACAATAATCACCATTCATCTCTTCGCCACATGATGAGCATTCTTTCGTCTCTTCCTCGGGGCTTGGATTTTGAAGTATAGGTGTTGCATCGTTGCTTCCCTTTACTACCATGCTGCCTTCATCTCTAATCTTTAATTCGGTAACTGCCCAAAAGTAACCCATCAAGTCAGCATCAGCCTTGTTGGCTATCATCTTATAATATTTGTCCCAGTTAGCTTTCTCAACCTTATACTCGGGTCTTTTATCGTCAATGCAGGTAACAAAGTTCACATACTGCATTCTGATTGAGTTTTGAACGGGTCTATTATTGTCGATAATATCTTCGATGCTTTCGCTTTCAACTAATGCCTCTTTCTCAATCTTAAAGATTAAGCACTCAGCATTACCACTATACTCTTTTCCTAACTCAGAAAAAGGCAATTCAGCAACCATCATCTCTACATCTGACTGCCAAGCAATGATAGTGTCAACACTTATGTTATGATCCTTGCAATATAGTATCTTTCCCTGTTGCTCTTGTACCGTCTTCTTGAAACACCCATTGATGTGAACATCCCCATGTGAGTCAAGGTAGTTAGTTGTAGATATAACTGGATAAATATAACCATCCTCAATAGTGAGTGCTTTAGTAGCATTGTCTTTTAACTTAATACTTGACTTAGATAGATGCCCACGCTGATGTGAGAATACTATCTCAGCCTTTTTAAATGCCTTAATCCTTGCTTCATCATTTTTGATAGCATCATACAACTCTGCTTTAGAGTTGAATTCTTTATTCGGAAAGTAAATCGATGTTATCATTTATTCACTATTTTTTGTTTTTTTATCGCAGTCTTAGCCTTTATCTCGTCTAATTCTTTCTTTGTCTTTGTCTTTTTCACAATGCAAAATTAATCTTTTTTTAATTCGTTGCAGTATTATTTTCTTGCGTGAATGTACTTGCTTGTTGCGCCCCTATTTTTGGCAAGTCTGAATGACCTAACCCTACTAATTCTCTTATCTCATCCTCAGTCAATTGACCTATCACTTGAGTTGCCAATAATGGACTCATTCCGCTAAGAGCTTCAAGGGTTGCGTTCGGTTGCTCAAGTTTTGGCATTCCCAACATTTCCGCTGCCGTACTCGCTGAGATGATGCCTTTGTCCTTTAATAGTGCAACCCTTTCTGCTTCCTCTTTATTATTAGTTTGTAAGCATTTGACACCACTAAAGTCTTGGCGCATCCTCACCGTTTCATAAGGAAAGTGATTAGTGCATAGAAAGGATGTTAACGCTTCGGATAACTTATCACTCAAAGGTATGATGCAGTTAGTGTACATTGCTTTCTCTGCCTCTAACCTGTTGTTGTAAGTCTTGTTTTCGGGGTCATTGAAAAGCGAACTATCTAACCCTAACACATTACATAGTGTTCGTGTTGTTACAACTCCCTTCTCAAGTAGTTGCATATCTGCGCTTGACATACCCACTTGAATGTAACCTAAGTCTTTATTAGTAGCCACCACCTTACCGAAGTTATGCGCTCCACCTATCTTTTCACGCAATGATGAATCAATCATCTTGAATTCATCCTCGGTCATTGGTAATTGACTGCGGTCAGTTATGAACCCACTTGCCCCCTTATTACCTAATATCGATGCATCCGCTATCCATCTCTCATTACCTACTTGAACAACATTGGCTGCCACTTGTATCGGACTTAACCCATAAACGAAGTTAGTTAGGTTAGGATTGAAGAATTTAATGTGCTTCAATCTGTCATTCTTATAGATACCTTGCGATGAACCAAAGCTAAATTGGTATTCTAACTGAGGCATAAAGAATGATGAATTTTGATTGAATATAGTTACTGATTGACTTGGTAATATATCAACCTCTTCAATTAATGTTGAGTTGAATTGGCTATTGCCTATGAGATAAGTGTTGCCAGTAATTAATAAGTAAAGTAATATCTGCTCTTCGATGTCATCCCATGTGTAATGCTTAGTCATGTTAGGTTCAGCCATCAACTCATGCAAGGAAGTATCTCTCAACTCCTTCCAATTGCCGTTAGCCTGTCGCTTTTCAATCACCCATGGAACGCTCTTAGAGATGTCGGTAATCTTTTTTATGATAGAATAAACATCAACATTCTGCGAATAACCTTGAGCTACTTGTATTGCTTGATTGTTGTTGAAATTAAAGGGTAAAAACCCGCTGAATTGACTAAAAATGTTAAAGGGTACTTGTTGATTCAAGTTGCCACCTAAACTCTTTATTATAAACTCTTTTGCATTTTTCGCAAATCCCATTTTCACGATATTTATTGTGGCAAATGTAATTATTTTTATTTACTAATTAATAATGCACTTTGTGTAAGATAGTCAAATGCATAGCGCAAAGGGTCTATTTGATGGTTATAAGCATCTATCGGCACTTGTGACCGCTTATCATGCCAAACATAGTTTCGAAGTTCCTTAATTAAATTAATTGAGTCCGATGTTACTATTATTTCATAGTCTTGTATTCTTTTGATACCATTCCTTACGCTATCTTGACCTTTTCGTGCAGGATAGATGTTCAATCCTCTCTGCCTAATGTCATTAATCGTTCTTGGGTCAGCACTATCAGCAACAACAACGCTCTTCAATGGCTGAAGTCTATTGTTTAGGATGTCAATTAGTTGCTCGGTTGAGTTTCCTGTTTTGTATAGCACTTCTTGAGCGTAAATCAATTTTCGTTTTTTGTCTATTGCTACCTTAATAAGTGAGTCGGGATCGTTTGAAAAACCGAAATCCAAGCCATAAACGTGAGGCAATGAAGTATCAAACTCGCCAACGCTCCAATTTTGGAAGATAGCACCTTGCAAAGTACCTATTTGCCCATCGATATACACCTTGCACCAATTAGCCCAGTACTCGGATGTCTTAGCCTTCTCTTGTTTTAATTCTAGTTCCTTCTTTATCTCGGGTGGAATAGCCTCATTGTCATGATAGGTAAGTATAAGGAAGTCAGTATTTGGCTCGGTTAATATCTCAGTATGTACCCAAAACTCATTGTCGGGGTTAAAGTCTATCCATATCTCGTTAGAACGCACCATTAGCGCATCCGCAATCTCAAATGATATGTGGTTAGCTTCGTTAAGAAAAAGAATGTCACGTTTGCCACTTGCCTTGGCCTTTCCTTGCGTGTCGAATGATGTGAACTGAATGATTGAGCCGTTGGTGAATTTATATTCCATTGGGTTACTTCGCCAATGATCCTCAATCCATCTATTCGTGTCTATCATTACATCTTGAAATATCCTTACCGCACCATTCCTCACCGCAGGAATTGACTCCGCAACAACCGTTATCACTAGCCGTGGTGTCTTAGCTGCCTTGTCGATAAGAATAGGAATGATGGCATAAGTCTTCCCTGCCGATGTGCCACCTTGTATTACCTTTTTCCTATTGGTAAGCGAAAGTAACTTATTAATCGTTGTTGTTCGTCTGAACATCGGGGAATAGTGGTTGCTCTTGTTTTACTTCTATTTGGGTTTTCGTCGCTGCATAGTCACCCTCTATCTTGCTTATCTCGGCTTGAAGCTCGCGCAATGCTTTCATAAGTTGCGCCCTCTCGATGTATGTTAGCTTTCGTTCAATTTCTGTCCACTCTAATTGCTTTGGTGACTTCACGATGTCGGGGGTGATGTTACTATCGAGCATCCTCTGAATGTCATCCGCTTGCTTTTGCAAGTTCATCAACCTTTCACTTTTCGATTTTAAGCCATTAGAGTGCGTTTCGATTGCTTGGTGTATGGTAGCCTCATTTATCTTTGTTTCGCGCTCTTGTTGAAATAAAACATACTCTGATTGCGCTTTTTTCCAATAGGTTACAAAGGTAGGTTCACTACACTTAAACTTACTTAAGAAAACTTCAAATACTTTTGAGTAAAGTGTATTCCCTTTTTTAAGTTCACTTAAAATAAATGGTACATACTCATTGTTTTTAGCCATGCCACAAAAGTAATGATTACTATCTAAAAAACAAAAGCCCCTATTATGGGGCTAATGTCTACAAACAAATTAATCAAATTAATATTCTTTTGATTTCAAACCTATGTCTATCAACTCTCTCAAGGTAGGTGCTACTTTATTTTCTTTCCTGTAGGCATGTAGTCTTTTGTAGAGTGATTTATGTTTAGTTCCAAAAACACATATTTCATTGACTGACCTTGTCTCAAGTTGCTTGAGATAATGTGTTAGCCGATCCGTTGCGTTTAGTTCATTCTTAATCATTCCACCTCCACTCTTTTACCTTGCGCCTCAAGTTGCATCTTAAGCGCAGTTATACACTTATCGGGTGTATGGTTGAACACATTAGGGATGTTTCTCGCCTCAAGTACAGTTAGCTTCCATTCCTTACCCATCCACTTAGTGATGTGGATGGTGTAGGGAATGCCGTTAATGGTTATCTTTCTTGTAATGTCATTCATAGCCTTCCAAATCTTATATCATTAATTAACTGCTGGGTGTTGATGTTATCCTCATTCGGATTACCCCATTGCTTATACATCACCTTTGTGCGCTTTCTCCTGCTCACCTCAATAATGTGCTTCATACGCTCACCCTCGATGCGGATAAGTTGCTTTTGGCCGTTCTCCATCATTGACATAAGCACTTTACCCAAGTGAATTAGTGCTTTTTTTACCTTTTCAAGCACTATCTCGGTAGTTGATGGTGTTGGGGTCATTGACCTGTCAAGTTTAGCTAATGTGTAGCCGATTGTTTTAGTTGTCTTCATTTTTTTTCTTTTTCTACGATTTTACCCAATTCAAATATTGTTGTCGCGCCATCTGGCTTTATTTCGCAAAAATAAAAGTGTTGCGAGTCACTTATTAATACTTTACTTTCGATAAAGATAGAGTGACGTTTACACATCTCACTCTTTTCAATAATTTCAATTTCTTCTTTTGTTAGTATTACTCTCATTACTTTAATTTATTAAGCATTTTGTCGCACCATTGCGCTAAATCGTTCATTTTTTGTTCGTGAGCTGTGATAAGCACAACTCTTTTTTCCTGTGTGGTCAGTCCTTGCTTAACCTCGATAGGTAAACGTAAGGATGTCATAACCATCTTGCTTTCTTTTTTTGGGCGGCCTGCACCCTTGCGCCTGCCGCCTCTGTTTTCTTTTTTTGTCATTATGGTCTTTCTATTTTTATAAACAAATTGCTTTGATACTTTGAGTATTGGCAAATATCTTTGTTAAACTCAATGTAATTATTTTCAATAAAGCATTTAGCTTCCCAATGCGTTCTAAACTGCCCCAATAAAGCAATAATGTTATTGCCATTATAAAGTGCTACTATAAAGTTCTTCATCCTTTTATTTTTTCTATTGTTTCTTTTATCTCTTTAGTTGCACAAGTAGTTCCAAAACTAAATCCTCCTTGTGAAATATGACTACTCGGTAAAATTGTGTAGTAGTTACCATCTGTTTGTGATAATTCTAACCACTTAGCTTTTTTACTATCTAAAACTTCTCCGCATCTTTCGCATTTAATTGTTGCTGCTTTCATAATTTCTTATTGATTAATTCGAAGGCAAATATACACCCTTATTTGAATTGTGCAATACACCAATCAAAAATAATCGTAATTTATAATCATTCTAAATAATGTGACTTTAATCTCTTAACCTTTAGCTTGTAGTAATCAATCATTTCTTTTATGTCGGGAATGCTTAATTTTAGTGGTTGCGTACGCTTAATTTTTAAACTTTCAAATCTGTACATTCCTATTCTTTCGGGCAAATTAATAGCATATTCGCTTATTGCGCCGTGCTTGTGTTGGTTGCAATGCACACACTGGCCATGCACGTTATCCTCATCAAATCTAAGGTTAGGATATGCTCCCACCGAAAAAAAATGACCAGCATCATACTTACCCTTTAATGGTCGGTTGCAACTAATACAAGGTTGGTCGGCATCCCTTAAACGGATGTAGGTATTGAATACTTTTTGCAAATCATTGAGCCATTTCGAATGTGATTTAATTGAATCTAAGATTGCTTTTTTATTCTTGGCATTCTCAATTCGTATCTGCTTTTCGTACTTCCTCGCGTAAGTTTTAGAGTTGATTATTGCTATCGAGCATTCAACTGAACATACTTGCTCACCTCGTACCTGTTCGAATCGTTTACGCTTTCCAAAATTACCTTGAGTGCATTCTTTATTTTTGCATAAAACTTTTGCCATATTCCAACATCTTTTTTACGATTTCGTAATTCATTTTTTCGGTGATTGCCATCTTGTGTACCGGTGTTATCCTCAACATCGCATCACGTTGCATCAAGTTTAAATCATTAACCGAAAGTATAGTTATTAGTTTAATCTTGCCATCCTTCATAAGAATGTCATAGCCTTTAACCTTAGTAAAATTGTCTTTTACTGGCTTAACTTCCAAAAGTATGCAATATGTTAATCCATTAGTGAACATACTTTGACACCAATGGTACCTGTTATCTTTTACAATTATGCAGTTAAGGTGTGGCAGCATCAGAATGGTTCTGTTTCAAAGTTAGTATTAGGTTTTAAAGATACAGGTTCTTCAATGATGCTAAGTTGTTCACCCATCACATAAGGCAATCCATCGGAATTAATTTGAAATTGAAATTCACTTATTGGATAACCTCTTGTGTAATTGAATGTAACATTCACCGCATCCTCAACATTCTTCACGTTGCAAACTGTTTCTGCTTTCTTGAGTATAAATGAACCTAAATGCCCAGTCGCTTTGTTAGTAGTTGAGTTTTGATGTATGATAGTTGTGATGTGTATGTTTTTTTCGGCAGTCCACTTCATCAACTTTTGCACTACCATCTCACATTCAACTAAATTATTGAAATCCTGTATTAAGTCCGCGATTCCATCAATAGCAATAAGGCCAATATCATTTTTAAACTCGCTTTCGTAAATTAAAAACTCAATTAGTTCTAATCTTTCGGTGTGGCTTAGTGGTCTTAGAGAGTATGGTTTGTAATTATCTGATGATCCGACCATATCAACAACCCTTTTGAATACGTTTTGCGAGTGCCATAGTGATTGCTCGGTGTCAATATCAACTACTATTTTATTTTGATTGTGTCCTTTAATTGTAGTGCTGAATTGATTTGATTTACCTCCTAAAAACCTTGCAATTAATAGTGATTTAAGAAATGTTTTTTTGGACTTGGATGGACCAACTATCGCGCTAAAGTTTCCATACGTTCCAAATGGTGTAGGGTAAGTGTTACCTCTAATCGTGTGTTCACCAATCGATATTGCTACAGGTGGGAATGACAATTTCTTATTCACATCAACAAAGTGTGCATCGAGCTTCTGCGATAGATGCGATGTTATCGGTTCTCCATCTTTAGGTAAATAGTCGAGTAAACTCATAATACTTGAATTAATTGATTGTAGTACATCCTTTGTAAATCTGTTTTGCAAAGTTTTGAAAGGGCATGAATAACGTAAGTCTTATTCGATTCTTTCCTAATATGGTCTAATTTGATATTCACATTTGAATTGAACAACTCAAGTTCTTTAATTATCAACTGATTAACTTGCTTTGATTCCAACATCTTTTGCGCTCCTGTAGCCAAGTTCCAAATCGGCTCATCGAGCTGCTCAACTTCTTTCAACACCTCGCTTACTAATGCCCTATCTGATTCTGATATGCCTATGTGCATAACGAGTATTCTAAGCATATTTATAAATTTTTCTTTCAAGTCAATTTGAACTAATATGGCTGAATGCTCCATGACATGAGCTGATGATGCCACTTGATTACTGATGTCGATTAAGTAGTGCAAGTAATCCTTACCATACTTAACTTGTAATTTATAGGCAACCGTTGACATATCAATAGCCACTTTTCCTTCCATCTCTTTTATCGTTTGCCATATCAATCGATGGTCGAACTCATAGTTTTGAAAGTTCTTTTCGGTTAAGAATTTAAGTGCATCGATTGCCGTACTATCTAACACTACCGCAGCTATTATTTGTTGTTCAAGTTTTTTTCTGATGTTTATCATATTCCCATTATTATTTGATTGTAGTCTCTTTTTTGTGGCTCTGTAAGTGTAAGGTATTGCTGATGGGTAAGTGTTACCTTACCGCTTCGCCAATCTGGTAGCTTTTGAGTGTCGGTAAACTTTACTTTACCTTCTCTTTCATCTCTTGAAGCCCATTGTTTAGCTGTCGCTATCCAATCTACTTTTTTATTACCCTCATTACTCCAAGTGATTAGTGCTTCATAATAGTACTTTAGCTTATCGGTATTCCAATCACTAAGTGCGTCTTTAAATTTATGCTTATCGATGTAAATAGAATCAGTAAATAAGTGCTTACTTTTACCCACTTTTACTTGTACTTTATCTTTCTCTTTATCTTGTTCTTTCTCTTGCTTATAGGCTCCCTTATACTTACCCTTATACTTACCCTTAGTAGGGTTGCCATTAGGGTATGTCTCAATCCCTTTAGAATAGCCAATTACTTGCTTATCTAAAGAGTGAATCTGACCCCTAAAAAGTAGCTTCGCTTTCTCTCTTTTTGGCTCTTTTTTTTCACCTGTAAATTGATAATGTAATATAGCATCGTAATACTCAATTCGGTCTTCATTATCCAAAAGCAACCCTGTTTCGTAGTAGCTTCGATAAAAGTTAAATGCCTTTCTATTTTCCATGTATTAAATGCAAAAAGCCCCAATAGTGGAGGGCATTCCAACTATTGAGACTTTGCAATTCTGTGATTTCTCACATATTTTTACTTGATGTATGCCCACATCAATGTTTTGTCTTAAATTACTTTTGCAAAAATAGCAAAAAATTTTGATTTACAACTAAAATTCTTCGTGTGAAGGCAAATTTAACTTTGGCCAAATCTGATTTCCAGACCCTAAATACTTCTTTTTTGCCTTTGCCTCGCGTTCCTCTTTAGTCTGTGTGTGTGCAATTTCAACGTGCTTTCCAAACTTATCGAGCTTGTCATTCACTATGATGCTCACGTTTAGATAACGCTTTCCGTTCTGCGCGATAGTTACCTTTGATTCATCGATTTGGTCAAGGCAGATCGACCCTCCTAAAATTATTCCCATATTACTTCGTATAAAAAAATTTATTATTCACTTTGATTATTTTGTCGGCAGCCGTAAAGATGTTACTTGCTTCTTTCAAGTTCTTATACCTCATTCCTTGCATTTGTGAGTAGAAAAATTCAACCTCATCCATTACTGGCGCATTCGCTAACTTTTCAGCTAATATAGTCTTTTCGGGTTGATATTTGTCAACTGCAATCATTATTTTGTCGCACGTTTCTTCATCTTTCTGCACATCGAATATCTTGAACCGATCCTCCAACGGCATTGGATACTCGTTCCACTCATCTTCGCCCCACTCCTCTTTTTTGGTAAGGTAAAAGCAAAGCATAGCATCTTTAACATTGGCCGACATCATCTGCATCTGTAGTTGATTATAGTACTTTGTAGGCATCTTCTCGATTTGCTCAAGGTAAGTGTATATCGATGTCGGACATTTAATATCCCCGACAATTCCGACACCTAAAAAGTCGGGACTCGCACCACATCTGTCATCAATAGCCATGTATTCATCATGCCAATTAATATTAGGATGTAATGGCTTCACGCAAAGCTCGAATGCGTTTAGTTGATTGACTATTCCATGTAACATATCGGATGTTTGCAAGTCTTTTTTTATGCCTATCATTTCCATTGCCAAGTCTAGGCAATAAGATTGAGCAGTTTTACCTGTTCCCCCAGCGAGCAGTTCTGATATTCTACTCGCTGAAAATTTACCTACTCTATTATTTGCTTCCATTTATCTCTACTTTTCTTTTAGTGAACATTGCTTTGATTGCTGCTTCTGTCGGCTGCACTTGGTTGTAATAAGCATTTAACTCATCAAGTGTACTCATTAACCTAAGTTGCTCACCAATCATTGCCATATCTTTTGAATTCTCATAAGATACTTTTTTCATCGGTTGTGGTGTGCTCGCCTTGTTTCCATCATCATCATCAGCACCTACGTTTATAAGTGATTGCATACCGTAACGTCTCGCGTAAGTAATACCACTACCTTGCGCCTGTGCATCGTTTTGTTTGCTATAAACGATTTCAGTTAGTGATTCGATAGTTTCACCACTTTCGTGTAATAACATGGTTTTAACGAAGTTTTTGCCATCAATGTGAACGATTGGTTGAAGTACTACTATACCATGCTTGTTTAGTACTGGCATACACGCTTCGCGGATTGCGTTTAAGTCCGCATACTTTGATTTAAAAAACGGATTGTTTGAATCCTTGATGGCATTACCCATCTCCATTTGTGCCTTTACTAAGGCGATTGCGATTTGTTTCATTTGTATAAATATTAAATTGAATCTTGTAAATAGCCAAAGTGGTCAGTACCTAAATTACTGTCTGAATATTGAACTAGGTTAGTAATGTCGCGGTCTTTGTAATATATTTTATAAATTACAAAACAGTCTCTCATGCGACCATCAAACATCTCAAACTTTTCTAATCTGTAGTGCGCCTCAATACTAAGGTTTCCGTATTTGTCGCTAAAATTTTTTACTGTATATCTCATATCTCTTTCTATTAAAGTGATACAAATATAGTCTTTATTTTGATACGACAAATTAAAATTTAATTAAAATATTTATTGCGCTAATTATCAGCCAATTAAAGATTTTTTGATTGTCGAATAAAAATAAAGGTTATAATTGCAAAAATTAATAAATCAAATGAAAATAGCACCAAAAGATAGCAAGTTCACCGACATGGGGATTGAACTTTTAAGAGTTAAGATGATGCAGCCCGAACGAAGCATGAAAGAGATTGGCGAATCGTTTGGGTTGAACCGATATGAAACCGAGACGGCATCCGCTACCGCCCAGTATCATTTGGGTATAGTGTTGAAATCGCAGCCGAATAAAGGTAATAATTTACCGTACATAAATGTTACGGAAGCACCACCTGTCGCAGTAAATTTTGGTGATATACCCGACTTGTATTTAGCACCCGAACCCGAATGGATGAAGTCAGTAAACTTTAACAAGTTGGAAAAGACTAACGATGATAAAGCGTTTAATTACATGATGAAAAAAATTTAACGGCATCTGCTTTGCGAAGTGGCGGTTTTGGAACACCATAGCTTCAATATAGCACTACTGTTGATTAGAATTACAAGGGTTCAAATTAGCACTTCACCCGCCATTTTGCAAAGCAAGTGTTAGCGGTTCGGGCTTCTCCGCTTTTAGAAGTCCAAAGTTTAATAACAAGAAAATGAAATTAAGAAAAGTAATGTTCAACAAATGGATACCAAGAGTTGACGAAAAAACAGAATTAGGAACTAAGGCAAAAGAAGGAACAAACTGCTGGGAAAAAGACTTTCCAAATGCAGGTTTATTTCATCAATGGGCAAGTGCCTATGAAGAAAGTAGCGAAGGTTTTGGAAATTACACAGTTGCACTTGTCGAAATGACTGACGGAACTATTGAACAAGTTTTACCGAGTAGTTTAAAGTTTGTCGATTTGCCGTCTTATTAGCCTGACCGCTAACGTTCCGATTATTTGCGTTCGGTGGGGCGTTACACCACCAAAGTTAATTTGAAACACTAAATTTTAATAATATGCAAAACGATGATTTGAAAAACAACACCCCCACTGACGCAAATAATGTGTTAGCGGTTGTTTTAATTGAGCAGTTAGATAAATGGATAGAAGATTGTCAAGCACAAGCAGACGTTTTCTTTGAAAGAGGTATGACTGTTTCTGAAACAAGTTCATTAGCTATGAAAATTGCTTACATGAATGTTAAGACGTTGGTAAAAAATAACCGCTAACGGGTTCGGGCTTGGCGAAGTTTGCGAAGCGTTGGCTTGTGCGGTCGGGCAAATTGCGCCAAGCCCGTGTTATGTGTCTGTAATTTTTTTAAACTTTTTGTGCGATGGCAATAGAACTATATAATGAAGATAATATGAAATTGATGGCAAGATACCCTGACAAGTATTTTGACATAGCAATCGTTGACCCACCTTATGGAATTGATATAAATAATCAATCGCAAGGTAAAGGAGGCGGAGTTGCTAAAAAGATTGATTATACTAAATACGATTGGGATAAGCAAGCACCCGACAAGGCTTACTTTGATGAACTTATGAGAGTATCTAAAAATCAAATCATTTGGGGAGCAAATCACTTTATTGAAAAGCTACCGATAAATTCAAGTTGCTGGATTGTTTGGGATAAGGAAAATGGAGAAACTGATTTTGCTGATTGCGAATTAGCTTGGACAAGTTTTAAGACTGCAGTTAGAAAATTCAAATGGAAATGGGCAGGAATGTTACAGCAAAATATGAGCAATAAACAGCAACGAATACACCCGACTGAAAAGCCAATACAGCTTTATCAATGGCTTTTAAAGAAATATGCAAAGGAAGGTGATTTGATTTTAGATACTCACTTGGGGAGTGCTTCTATTGCGATTGCTTGCCATAGGGAAAAATACAGCCTTGTTGGTTGCGAATTAGTAACTGAATATTATGAGAAAGGACTTAAACGATTGCAAAATGAACAAGCACAAACGGTATTATTTTGAAGCGGAGGAAAAAAAGTTTAAAAAAATTATTGCACATAACGTTTTGCAGATAAGCGAAGGCACAAATAGCGTTGGCTTTAGCGAGGGATTTGGGCTTTTGCTTATGTGCTGTTATGCGAGGTGCTTTTAACAAATTAAAATTAGAATTATGAAGAAAAATTTATTAGTATCATTTTCAGGAGGCGAAACATCAGGATTTATGGCTCAATGGATTAAAAAACATTTAGAGGATAGCTATGATAGAGTAGTTTATGTATTTGCCAATACAGGACTTGAAAATGAGCAGACTTTGGAATTTGTAGAACAATGCGATAACTATTGGAA